GGATCTTCGTTATGCTGACTATACTAGCAGCCTAACTTTATTGATTGATCCTAGTCCAGGGTGAGCGAGTTTTGTGACGAGAGAGTTTGATTTGTGTTTTTATTCTTTTGAAGGAGTGGGGTTGCGGCGTGGATATAAGACTTAAATTTTGACCTAAAGTCCAGTTTATCTAAGTTTATAGGTTGTGGCAGTGCTTTGTATCCTTTTGGATTCCAAAGTCTTTCATTGAACCTTATAAATGTGGTACTGGATGTTTGTGATCCTTTTTCATTGTTTTGAAAAAGTTGGTCGATGGATATGTTGCTATCGAATAGTAGATCTATGCATTCATTTGCTACGATTTGCTTGTAGATATCACATCCAAAATTTTTGTCTTCAACGGTGTAAGGCTTGGGGACTCTTTTTTCAGCGAGTTCCCACGTTCTCCAAGGTGCCATCGTGGCCTCTATGGTTTTGGGTGTTTTTGTCTTCCAGTTATACAATATCATCTGTGCTATCTTTCGATCAAGCTCAGATGGTTCTTTGTATCCTAGAAGCCCTAAACCTCCTAACCATTCGGGGATATACCACGGGAGACGTAGCTTATCGAGAAGCTGCCTATGCTGTTGTACGAATGCCGCATGTGCTCGACCCCGAAGATGTAATGGACATAGTCTAATCATTTCCCGATATCGTGTTCCTATGTTTTCCGTTGGGGAGGTTTGGTCGTTGAGACTTATTCCTCCCTGGGATCTTTTGAGACCTTTTATTAGTCCCATGTTGACATAGGAGTTGAGGTGATATGGTTGGTCACGGTATTTGAATTCATTTGGAATTATTACCTTACCCTTCCAGTTCCCTACTTGGATTTCTCTTTCTTTCGCTACTAGTAGACCTTTTGGGTCCTGTGGCTTGAAAAGAAAATTTGTTGAATTAATATTCACAAATTCTCTGGAGAGAAATGTTTTACCAAGTGACTCTTTGAGTCCTCCGTAGCCTGTTATTTTGGTCCACAGGCGATATCCTTCGTGTGTTGTTTTCATGGCAATGTCATCTCCGTTTATGAGCAATGGTATGTCTCTCAGAAGACTTTTTTTCTGATTGGCAATCTCATATGCCCATGCACTAAAGGTGGCATTTGCTATGCACAGCACAGGGAATGATGTAATGCTACCCATTAACTGTCCTGTTTGTTGTTTCTTCCCTCTAAGCGTATGGCCTGTCAGGCTTTGTATGAATAGTCTCCGTTCAACTGGGTATAGTCCGA